ACTTTCTGCCCGTGGACCTGGCGCCGCGGTCGCTGGACCCCGGTCGCCTACCCCGCCCCGAGGCCCCTGTATGGCCTCCGGCTCGCGCTCCAGCGGCCCCAGACGCCCGTTCTCGTCGTCGAGGGCGAGAAGTGCGCCGACGCCGCGAACGCGGTCCTGACGGGCTACACGGCGGTCACGTGGGCCGGCGGGTCGAACGCCGTCAAAACGGCCGACTGGACGCCTCTCAAGGGCCGCCCGGTGGACATCTGGCCCGACGCCGACGCCCCGGGGCGCGCCGCGGCGGCCCAGCTCGCGGCGATCCTGCTCGCTAAGGGGTGCAGCGTCCGGGTGCTCGACGTCTCCGGGCAGCCCGAGGGATGGGATGTCGCCGAGGCGGTCGGCGCGGGCATCCCGCTTGGGGAGTTCATGGCCGGCCGGTGGGCGACGGTTTCGGCGCGGCGAGCGCCCGAGCCCGGGCCATCGAACGCCGCCATTACCGTTGCCGAACGCCCGAGCGCGAACCTCATTTGGCAACAGGCGGGGATCGTCGGCGCCGGTAAAGCCAACGACAACGGCATCCCGCACCCCATGGTCTCGAACGTCGCCGCGATCCTTGAGACCTGTATGGCGTTCGGCAAGTCCATTTGGTACGACGACTTCCGCGGGCGCATGTACTGCACCGAGCAAGGCGTCTCCCGCGCGTGGACCGACGCCGATGACATGCTCGCGCTCAAATTCATCCAGCACACGGCGCTCCTGCACAAAGTCAACCTGAAAACGATCCAGCAAGCGACATACCTGGTCGCCATCGAGCACCGGCGCAACAGCGTCCACGAATATCTCAACGCGCTCACTTGGGACGGCGTGCCGCGCCTCGAGGACTGGACCATCGATTACCTCGGCACCGCCGGCACCGCGTATACGCGCGCCGTGGCGCGCAATTGGCTCATCAGCATGGTCGCGCGCGCGATGACGCCGGGGTGTCAGGCTGATTACATGCCCGTGCTCGAAGGCCCGTCTGCGCTCAAAAAATCCACCGCGCTCGCGATTCTCGGCGGCGAGTGGCACAAGCGACTCGATAGCAAATTCGGTAGCAAGGAATTCAAGGAGGACATCCAAGGCGCGTGGCTCATCGAGCTCCCCGATATGGCCGCGTTTTCGCAGCGCGAACATCTGTCGATCATCTCGTTCATCTCAAACCCCACGGACTCGTTCCGCGCCGCTTACGGCAAGCATTCCGAGCAGCGCCCGCGCACGTGCATTTTCTCGGGGAGCTCGGAAACGAGCGACTACATCAAAGGCTGGCAGGGCATTCGGCGCTGGTGGCCGCTGCGCTGCGGCCCCGTCACCGAAGCGGGCAAGATCGACGCCGAGGGCCTCAAGGCCATGCGCGATCAGCTCTTTGCCGAAGCCCTTATCGAGTTCCGCAAGGGCGCGACGTGGCACGAAACCCCCGAGACCGAGACCCGCCTTGAGCAGGAGGAGCGTCAGGCCGTGGACCCGTGGCTGGAGCGCATCGCGGAGTACTGCCATGCGCGCGCCGAGGTCACCTTAAGGGAAATCCTTGAGGGTTGCCTGTACCTCACGGCCCGGGAACAGACCCGCAGGGAGGAGATGAGGGTTTCTAATTGCTTGAAATTGCTGGGATATATGCGCGCGGTACGACGAGAGGGGGAGATTACTCGACGCTATTACGTGCGCCCGTGAGTGTTTCAACGTTTCAACGTTTCGACCGTTGCACCTACTCCTGAGACTTTCCATGTGCGCGTGTGCGGGCGCGCGGGCGTTATAGAGGAACACATATATAGGATGTTACGTTGTAACTTGTAAGGAGGATCAATGAGTTGGAGCGTTTCAACCCGTCGCAACGTTTCGACCGAGTGATGTAACCCCGAGCGAACCCGAATTCAAGCGCGATCGCTTAGCCCATGCGCCGTAACGGCTAGCCGCTGCGGCGCACTGGTACATCCTGGACGCGCAAGCTCTGTGCGCTATAAGCTTGACAAATGCCCAACGAGGTATTCCGAATCGGCCCCGATGTGTTCGACGCGAAAACCGGCGACCCGGTGGACCCGATCACGCTCGCGAAAGAGCTTGTCAACCTGCCGGCGATCGTGGCGCAGTTGAATGCTTGCGCGCTTGGGCGAGTATTCATGACGACTGACCAGCTCGCCGCGGCGAATGCGCTGCTCGCTCGAGCGTGGCCCGCACCGAAAACGCTGGAAGTCACCGGCCAGGTGAAACACGTCGTCGTGCCGCCCGACATCAGCCCTGAGCAAGCCGAGCGCGAGTACGAGCGCATCGTGAACGGTGATCCGGTGCTCAATTGAGCGCCGCAAGTGCGCGCGAGCTCGGGTGGCAAGAGCCTGACTACCGAGCGATCATCCATCGTCGCGTGCTGAGGTTGCGGTCGCTCGCCGAGAATCCGGACGCACAGCACGCGCTTCGGGTGTACTACCGCACGCACATTGCCGACTTCATCGAAGATTGGGGGGTGACCTTCGACACCCGGAACGTCGGGACCGGCAAGCCGTCGCTGATGCCGTTCATTCCGTGGCCCAAGCAGCGTGAGTGGATCGAGTTTGCGTATCACAACTGGGTCGCCAAACGCGATTCGGTCACGGTGAAATCTCGGGACGTCGGGATCTCATGGCTCAGCGTTGCGTTCGCGGTCGCGCTGTGCGTGCTCTATGACGGCGTGGACGTGGGCATCGGCTCGCAGCAGCAGGACAAGGTAGACCTGGGCGGCGATCCTTCGACGCTGTTCGGCAAAGCGCGCCTGTTCGTGCGCTACCTGCCGTGGTTCTTTCGTGGCGGGTGCGATCTATCGAAAGACGCACCCTACATGCGCATGCTATTCCGGGACACGAAGTCCACGATCATTGGCGACATCGGCGACAACATCGGTCGCGGCGCGCGTAAGTCGATCTTCATCGTCGATGAGGCCGCGCACCTTGAGCATCCGAAGATCGTCGATGCGTCGCTTTCCGCGACGACGCCGTGCCGGATGGACGTGTCGAGCGTCAATGGTATGTCAAACTCGTTCGCCGAAAAATATCACTCGGGCAACGTGCCGACGTTCCTGTTCCACTGGCGCGATGATCCGCGCAAAGACGACGCCTGGTATGCCGACCTGCAGCGCCGCTACGATCCGGTCACCATTGCGCAGGAATTCGACTGTAACTTCCTCGCGTCGGTCGAAGGGATCATCATCCCGCCCGCGTGGGTCCAGGCGGCGGTCGATGCGCACCTGAAACTACCGATCAAGCGCGAGGGCGTGAAGTTCGCTGCCCTCGATATCGCTGACCTCGGTCGAGACGTGAATGCCTTTTGCGCGCGGCATGGCAATGTGATCACGCACTGCGTCGCGTGGAGCGGGGCCGAAAAAGACATCCGCGACACCACCGAGCGCGCCTATCGACTGTGCGACGACTGGGACTTAGGCGGGTTCTACTACGACGCGGACGGCGGCGGCGCGCATCTGCGTTCGCATCAGGCGATGATCGACGAGCGACGCGCCAAGACGCGCATGCGCAAGCTCCGTGTGCAACCGTTTCGCGCGTCCGGATCGGTGTTCAAACCGGAAGCAAAGGCGGCGGGCACGAGCGTCAAGAACAAAGATCGGTTCCAGAACCTCAAGGCGCAGGCATGGGACTCGCTCGCGCGCCGGTTCCAACACACGTGGTACGCGGTCAATGGCAAGCCGCACGATCCCGAGCTCCTAATTTCGATCTCCAGCGAGATGAATGAGTTGAATCAGCTCTGCATTGAGTTGTCACAACCGCAGTGGAAAACGATGACGACGGGGAAACTTGTGGTCGATAAAGTACCCGATGGCTCGCGCTCTCCGGACCGCGCCGATGCGCTCATGATGCTGCTGCACCCGTGCAATGGGCCGCTCAACGTGGCGGAGATCGTATTCGACGAGGAGTGGATGAATTGAAGCTACGTGATCGCGTCCGCCGATGGCTCGGAATCTCGGACGCGAAGGCCGCGCCGCCCCGACGTCTGAACGCTGCCGACCTCAGCCTCGCGCGCGCCGCAGACCCCTATCGCCGCGAGCTGCAACTGCCCGCGCTCCCGCCTGGCGTGAAGTCGTCCGACATGGCGATGGACGACGCGGGCGGCTATCCGATGTCGAGTTACCTCAATACGGTCGGCGGCGCCTTGGCCTTCGGGCTGTATTTCCCCGGATATCCGTGGCTCGCGGAGCTCGCACAGCGATCGGAGTTTCGCCAGCCGACCGAGACCACGGCGCGCGAACTCACGCGCAAGTGGATCACGTTCAAGTCGAAGGGCGAAGGCGACAAGTCGGCGAAGATCAAACAGATCGAGGATGCGTTCACGCGCCTCAAAGTGCAGCAGGTCTTTCGCGAGGCGGCTATGCACGATGGCTTTTATGGGGTCGGACATGTATTCGTGGACATTGACAAGCAAGACACTGACGAAGCCCGGAAACTCCCGCTGTTACTCACGCCGCAGACGGTAGCGAAAGGGTCGCTGCGAGGGTTCCGCAACATTGAGCCCATGTGGTGCACGCCGATCGTGTGGAATTCTCAAGATCCTACGAAGCCGCACTTCTACAAGCCGGCCTCATGGATGGTGCTCGGAAGGCCGGTGAACTCGACGCGGCTGATGCAATTCATCTCGCGCGAAGTGCCGGACATCATCAAGCCCGCTTACAACTTCGGCGGCATCTCGCTCACGCAATTGATCCAGCCGTATGTTGATCGATGGCTCAAGACCGTCGATAGCGTGAATCGACTCATCGCAAACTTCTCGGTGATTTTTCTGCAAACCGATATGACGGCGGCGCTGCAATCGGCCGACAACGCCGGGCTGCTCGCGCGACTGCGGAACTTCACGAAGTTACGAGACAACCAGGGCATTTTCCTCACCGACAAGGAAACCGAGATGCTCGCGCAACTCGCCGTGCCGCTCTCAGGATTGAGCGAACTCCAGGCTCAGGCGCAAGAGCACATGGCCGCACCGACGCACTTGCCGCTCGTCGTGCTGACCGGGATCACGCCGGCCGGGCTCAATTCAAGTAGTGAGGGCGAGATTCAGGTATTCCATGAGTACATTCACGCGACGCAAGAAACGCTGTTCAAAAATCATCTCGACAAGGTGCTCTGTCTCGTGCAATTGAGCGAGTTCGGCGCGATTGACGAGGACATCATCTACGAATTCGAGCCGATGCAGGAATTGCAGGGGAAGGCCGCTGCCGAGGTCTACAAAACCAAGGCCGAAGCGGGCACGGCCTACATCAACGCGGGCGTCATCGCGCCGGAGGAAGAACGCGAACGCCTCGCGCGCGACCCAGACTCGGGCTACGTCAATCTCGACGTGAATAAGATCCCGACCCCGCCTGACCAAGCGCTCCTCGAGATGTCCGCGGCGCACGAGGCCGCGCAGTCCGACGACACGGATGCCGAGTGACGTGCGCACGCACTACGTGGAACGCGATGCGAAAATTGAAAAACTACGCAAGTCCGGATTGACGACCCCGCAGATCGCCGCTCGGATCGGCATGACGGCGGTCGCCGTGCGTCAGATCCTGTTCAAACTCAAGAAGCGCCGTGCCGCGTCGCCCCCCGCCTGATCGGCGTCGCGCGGTCCTCGCGCCACCGGTGTTCGCGAACGCGGGCCTTGAGGCGTGGTATCGGAGGAAGCTCGTGGCGATGATTCGCGCGATGCACGACTCCATCGCGCTCCACGTCGAGACCGCGTACCGCAACGACGCGCCGCAGCTCGGCGCGGACTCGGCGGTGGACCTGCGCAAAGTACTCCGCAAATGGGGCATCCGCTGGACCAACAAGATCGAGGCCATGTCCGAGGAGATCGCGCGCGCGTTCGCGCGCCGCTCGACGCGGTATACCGACATCGCGCTGCGGGCCGCATTCGACAAGGCCGGCTGGACGGTGCGGTTCAAGCCGACGCGGAAATCCGTCGAAGCCTATCGCGTGGTGCAGGCGGAGAACGTGAACCTCATCAAGTCGATCCCCGCGCAGTACCTGAAAGACGTGCAATCGGCGGTGTGGACGTCGGTCATGAAAGGCGGTGCGCTCGGCGACCTGTCGCGTCACCTTCTCGCCACTTACGGCGTGTCCGTGCGCCGCGCGGCGCTGATCGCCCGCGACCAGAACAACAAGGCGAAGGCCGTCATGGAGAACGTGCGCCGGCAGGAACTCGGCGTCACCGAGGCGGTGTGGCTGCATTCCAATGCCGGGAAGGTGCCGAGGCCGTCGCACGTCGCGATGTCGGGCAAGAAGTTTGAGCTCGCGAAAGGCATGTGGGACGCCGACGAGCAGGAATGGATTCTCCCTGGGCAATTGATCAATTGCCGGTGCTCCAGTCGCGCGCTGCTGCCGGGGATCACGCTTCGGGATTGACCCCTCCAGAGACACGGTTGCATCGCTAACGCGCGCGGGGGTATTTGTGCGCACAGCGAGTCGCAGCCACCCACGCACGGAGAATGCCGCTTCATGGCCATCAAGACTTTCGTTGAGTCCGCCGCCGAGCTTAATGCGGTATTTTGTGCGGTGTTCACGGGAACGTGGGCGACCATCGCGCAGAACGCGGCCTCCTCCCCCGCGACGAACCTCTACTTCTCGCTCCACACGGCGAACCCGGGCGCCGCGGGATCGCAGAACACGAGCGAGGTGGCGTACACGAACTACGCGCGCGTCGCGGTGGCGCGCTCGACATCGGGGTTCACCGTCACGACGGGCTCTGGCACGACGCTCTCGAACGTGGCGAATGCCGCGGCGATCTCCTTCCCGGCCTGCGGCGCCACGGGCGCGACGGCGGCTTGGTGGGGCGTCGGTTTGTCCTCGACCGGTGCCGGCACGCTCCTCGCCTACGGCCCGCTCGCGGCGTCCGGCTTCCCGGTCCCGTTCACCTGCACCCTGGCGTCGCCCGGGGTGCTCACGGCCTACGGCTACACGCCGGCCGTCAACGACAACGTCTCGGTCTACCAGTTGCCCGGTGGCGAGCTGCTGCCGACCGGTCTCACCGAGGGCACGGAGTACTACGTCGGCACCGCGCCCGGCGGTCAGACGCTGACGCTCTCGACCACGGCGTCGAACGCGAACCCGGTGAACACCACGTCCACGGGCTCGGGCTTCCTCTACAAGATGTCGCCGCTCGCCATCTCGAACGGGATCACGCCGACCGTCGCGGCGGGCGCCGCGGTGTTCAGCGTCGGGTGACGGAGTCGGCGAGAATCCGTCCCACCTCGCCCGTGCAGTCATTCCACGCCGAGGGGAAGCTGTCGAAAGGGATACTCGGGGCGGACCCACGCCGTACGGAAAAGGATAGCACATGAGCCAAGGCTCACCGACTTACTCCGGCTCGACGCCGATGTCGCTCTACCGCGGCCTCGACACCGCGTACTCGATGATCGGTTGCGGCAATACGACCGGCACGTCAGGCAATCTGTCGTTCGACGTTCAGTGGCAGGAGTGATCGCCTAGCCGGTTAGTCCGTCGAGGAGACCTCTCACTCTCCTCGATATTTACTATCGCTACGACTAGGAGACTACGATGTCTGGCTTTCCAACCCTGACCGGCAGCGTGCCGATGAGCTTGGCAGAGGGTTTGTCTGCCGC